TCTGCTGCTGCCCAAGTGCTTTGTGCCATTAGCCTTCCACTCCAGAGTAAATATTACGCACTCTCATTGATGAACCAGAGTGCCTGTCATTTGCATCTGCTTTTTGTAATTTATCTATACCATCTCTATAGGCTTGTAACCATACAGGAATCCTCTCATCATTCTTAATAAAAGGTTCTGCCTCCATAAGAGAACCATATAGTAGTACATCTGGTGCATTCAAAGTAAGCCAGTTATTTGTTACAGTACCTGAAGTACCATCACCTAAAGCTGTGAACTTCTCATAGAAAGCCATCTCTAGTGTGTATGCTGTATCTGGTATAGGTGCTAGTTGTATCTCGTCACCTATTAATGAATAAGCTCTAGGCTTACCTGTTGCACTACTACCATATAATCTATCCAGCATCTCTGGTGTTATATATTCAAGTGGTGCGGTAGGGTTTGTATTTAATTGTATGTTACGCATCTGAATGTAACCACCGGGCAAATTAAAGTATTGTTGACCAGATGTAGTTTCCATCGTACTTCTTACTTCCATAGGGCGAATGCGTAGTTCCCTATTAATTCGTGCTTCGGCTAGTGCAATGAAGTCTGGTATTCTAGCTGTTAAATCTGACCTATCTAACCAGTCTGCTATTGCATCTTTTAATTCTGTGAATGTACCTAGTGCCATTATACTTTTCCTTTAGTAGTTCTCCAAGGAGCGTTGTCTGGGTGGTTTAACCACTCTCTCATCCTTTCTTGGTTTCCCCAAACCTTATCTCTCATCATCTTCTCTACTACAATCATAGGTATACTAGCTACCTTGTGTGAAAAAGTTGAGTCACCTTTATATTTATTATTAGCTGTATGGAACTTATCTTTATTGTTTAGGTCATATAGCTTCTTGACTACTTTATCATCTTGTCCACTGACTAGAGTAAGGCTACCATCTAAGTTTGCTATTAAATCTGATTTTACTGTCATATAATAAACCACCCCAGTTGCCTAGGGTGGGTTAGTTGGTTAGTTATTAACCAGTAGTGTAACGTATCTTACCGTTAGCAGCTTCGTTGCCACAACGTAGACCGTACTCAACTAGAAGCATCTTCTTCTCAGAGTCACCTTCTTTAGCAATATCCACAGTTTGGAAATCACGTAAGTAGTCAACTGACCACATATCGTGGTCTAAGAAGTAGACAACATCTTGGTCACAAAAACGGTCTAACATGATGTTGAATGTACCAAAGTCTGATACATATACATCAACCGCATTTTGGATTGTTGTGTTGCCATCTGCTACTGAGCGAATTGCATCAGCACGACCTGACATTGCTGTGATTAACTTTTTGTTAGTCGCACCAAGTAGGATAGTTGATGGTTCGCCACCAGCATTCCAAGTAGACTCAGCTACTGCAAGAACATCAGCTTCAACAATCGCAGCGTGAGTACCAGAAGTACCAGCATCAGTTACGTTTGTTGAAATGAAGTTTGCAGCACCACGAGTCTCACGAGCAGTTGTTGCGTCACCCGTAGCAGCTGCGTTGTCAGCTAGTAGTGAGCCTTCCATATCACGCTTAATCTCTTTCGAGGCTTTAGCGAGTTGGTGGGCCATCTCAGATTTTTTACCAGCATTGTTTACTGTCTCGTGAGTTCCAGTAACCTCAACAACTTTCTTAGAAATTTGTGTTTGGTTAGTTAGACGAGTAGTAGCGGTAGTTGCAGCTGTACCAGCAGCAGCTCCCTCAACGTGGTAGTTATTTATTACAGCTGCAGCGAGTGCATCTGTTTGCCACTCAAATAGAGTGTTAGATACTGAACCCTTGCCAGCAATGCTGGACATAAAAGGCGTATCTGTAGGTGAAATATCATATATTACATCAGACAAATCCTCTCGAATTGCTGTTGCATCATATGTCTTAAATTGCGTTGGCATAATTATTCTCCGTCAAAGCATATCATAAAATATAGAAGCGGCATCATCTTGCTTGCCTGACTTCTGTAACCTTGCACGCTTTTTCTTAATAGCTTCAGTGGCTGCATCTTCTTTTGAATTTCCTCTTCCGGCTTTTTGTACTTTAGGAACTTTCTTAACTGCTTTCTTCTTTGGAGCAACCTTCTTTGTTAGTTTATCATACTCCATAGCTTTCTTAATAATTAAGACACTACGGTGGTCTGCTAACTGGCTAATCTCTTCTGGTCGAAACCCTACTGAAGTGGCGTACTCTTGTACATCCTTCTTTATAGTAGATTCTTTGTCGTTCCATTCTGGAAGAGCATTGACTAATCTGGCATATTCTTGTTGGACAAAATGTGCTCTAGCTTGTTGTGCTTGCTGAGCTTGTTCTTGTTGAACCATTTGTTGTTCTGCTTGTAGATTAGTAACTCTTTCCTGTGCATCTCTGTACTCATCCTTCTTTATCATATATTGGTATGGGTCTTCTTGCTTTAACGCTTCCCATTCAACATTATCAAAATCTGTCAGCTTGGCCGATTGTTGCTCTTGCAACATCTGTAAACCATTTGCGTACATTTGCCTCTCTTGCTCTAGTTGCATACGCTCGGATTGGATTTGTTCAGTGCCCTTGCGTTGCTCAGCTAGTGCCTGAGACTTACGAGTATAGTCAGCCTGCCTTTGATAACCGTTCTTAAGTTCATCTATACCAACTTCCAATTCCTCTCCGTCTACCTTTATCGTATACTTTAAGTCCTCTTCCGCTACTACTTCATACTCTTCTTCTTCGGTTACCTCTTCTTCGGTTTCTTCTTCAGCTTGTCCTTCCTCTTCCGATTCTGGGGCTTCTTCTTCTACCTCTTCAGCTTCCTGTGTTTCCTCTACCTCTGTCTCGTCAACAGGGGTTTCGGTTACCTCGCTTGCGGTTTGCTCTTCTGAGTCCCACATACTAAGGATTTTATTACCAGCTTCAGCAGTTGTTCCTGCTGGTGCTCTATTATCTACAACTTCTTGGGTGTTCTCTGCAGAATCCATTGGTTACTCCTCTCACTTAATTAAAAAATTCTTGCTCCCTTTCAGCAAGTGTGCCTGTCTCAAGCACTGACTGTATGTGCTGATGCACTAAGTCCAACGCTTTGATTGTTATATACAATCTATCTCTTTCCACTTCCTCGGCTACTCTGGTATTTAAGAGATGCTCTATTAACGCTTCTCTTACTGTGGCTAGAGCCTCTACATATAGAGGATGTTCTAAAATCTGTTTAGCTTGGTCCGCCCTCGCTATCTCTTCTCCCTTCTTTCCCATATTAGTTTCCTATCTTAACAGCCCTTTCCTGTTCTCTCTCCAATACAAGTTCTTGTTGTTTAAGTGCAAGTTCTGCTTTCTTAATTTCAAGTTCTTGTGCTTTAATTTGCATTTCTACTTTTGCTTCTTGTGCTTTTAGCTCTAGATTTTGTTGTGCTATTTGAGCATCAATTTGCATTTCTTGTTGTCTTAATTCAGACTCTTGCTGAATCTTTTGCATCTTAACCTGCAATTCCTGTTGCTTGAGTTGTGCCTCTTGTTGCTTGGCTTGTTCTTCTGGAGAAGGCCCTTGCTGTTGTGGCACATCTTGGTCACCGGGGTCATTAATAAAGTCATCTACATTCTTCATGCCCATAGCCTTTATCTGTTCAGCTACCAAGTTATATACATTCTTAGGTTTAAGTAACATTCCTGCTGCTGGGTGCTGTGCAATCATTTGTATTGTTTGAGCCAATCTACCTAAGTGCATAAGGTTCATATCTTTATTACCAAATCCTAAACCAACCTGTGCAGTACAGTCCATCTTCTCTTTCCACTCATGTGGATAAAGAGTAACCCAATTGTTATTTAGTCTGACAAGTTTCTCAGGCTTTTCAAACTTCTGTACTAATTGGTATACAGAATTTGCTAAGTCTTTCATTCCTGTTTCAGCAAATACTCTTGCTATTAACTCTATCTTCTGCTGTGCTGCGGTCATAACTTGACCTACGCCTGTAGCAGTTTGATGTGACTTCAAGCCACCCTCAGAAAGACCCATTGAGTTCTTGCTAACGCCAGTTCGTTCTTCTCTAATACTGTCTAAATATCCTAGCATATTAAAAGAGTTCTGGTCTAGTTGTGGTGTTCCCAGAGGGTTAACAGCACCCGGTGTGCGTACTCTTACAATACCACCCGGTCTAGAAGTCATTAGGTCATCTAAGTTTACTTGTCCTTCGACTACTTCATAACGCCCATTGTTTGTTAGATACATATTATCTAATAAGTTACGCATTAAGGTAGTCTTAATTAGTTGAAGGTCAGAGATTAAGTCATATATACTCAGACCGTAGAACTTATGAGGCATTGGGATAGGTGTAAGGGAGGAGAAGGGAACACTATCCACAGCCTCATTGTCTAAAATCTCATCTCCAACCTTCGTTACTTTTCTTAATTCTGCTATGCCATCGTTGTCGTAGTCTACTCTTATGTAGCACTCTGTGACCCAGATGCCATCATCTATATCACCTTCTGGTGCATTGTCTTGTTCATGGCTAAATCTAGAAAGTCTCTCTGATTTATAATCAGCTTCATCGTTACTAAATACATTCTCAATTTTACTCTTAGGATAGCCTTGTTGTATTAACTCAGACTTAGTTCTTTTAACTCTATGTCCAACAAAACGAGCATCCTCAATTGTCTTAGCATACTTGTTAATTAAAAATTCTTCAGGAGGTACAGCTTCTATTCTAACCTGTCCTTCCTCATATGTTCTGTTTACTACAACATCATGTGTTACTGCCTGTGGTGCAAGAGCAGACTCATCCATTTGCTCTTCTCCACCATTTGCTGTGTGTTGTTTTACTTCTACATTATCATCCATTAAAAGAGCAGTGAACTCTTCTTCTGTTAGATTTTTGTATTCTTCTTTTAATGTTTCACTGGTATCATCCCAGTAGTGTTTTACTATACCATTCTTTTGTAGCAGAGCATCCTTAAACCACTGGTATATAATACTAAAGCCGGGGTTCTGTCGCATGATAACATAGTTAACATAGTCCGTAGACTGCTTTGCCATCTCAACATCTTCAGGGCCTTGTGGTTCAAATTGCACTACCTTATCACCTGAAGTAAATATCTTCATAAGGCTAGGCATAATCCATTCGATTACATCTGCTACATCTCTAGTGACAATTTGAGAACGACCTTCTTGCTCATTACCATACTTTTTACCATAGTAGCGGTCTAGTGCATCTGAGCGTTGTGCTGTAAGTTTACCATCCTTATACCCTAGTGCGGAACTAATCTCCTGCTCTAAGTGAGCGGATAGCTCCCTCTTTGTCATTTTAGCCATAAATTATTTACCTTTATTAATAGGGTACTTCGTTTCTTTAGGGGGCGGTGGACTCTTACTTACAATCTTCATTATCTCTTTGATGTCTTTAATATCCTCTGCCATTTCTAATATCTTATTTTCAAACCATTTCGGATTCATATCTTCTCCTATACAATCCAACTTAAATCAGTCTTAGGTAGTTCCTTTCCCCAGACACTGTCGTTGCCAGTAAATACTACATCTGTTACAGCTAAGTACCTAAAAGCATCGCTGGCGTGAGAAGTCCAGTCGTGGACTGGTCTCTGACTCCAGATTTTCTTCTTAT